ATACTCTTTTTTACCATTACATCCTTAAAGTAGTATTGGAATTGTACTGTCTCAACTCCAAATTTATAGAATGGTTTTTTGTAGTCCCTCTTTAGTCGTCTTGACATTTCAATTGCATCTTCTATTATTGCATCAGGCTTTCGTTTTTCAATGCTGCCTTCTACTATATACATGTATCCTGTACGTAAATTCTTAGCCACTGCAATAAGTGAAGAGGTATCACTTTTTTTGTTTTTACCAAGTGATGGGTCGTTTGATCCAATGAACACAAAGTCAGGGTCAGCAAAGTTAATAGCTGTCTCGTCGTAGAAGTCAAACCATTCTTCTTGAAATGTACATGAATCAGGGTCTATTGGATCATTCTGAATTTCAGAATTAAAGGAAGCTTCACCCTCAGATATTTTTATAACCATTAGGTCATAGTAAGATAACTTTGCTTCCCAAAGAACTGCTGTTCCTTGCAGCATATCCTCTTTATTAGACTCAAAGAAGTCTCTTGCATCTTCTTGTCGTCTGTCATTTTCAAGGTCTGTGTATATTGCTTCCCATGCACTCCAAAGGTCAAGTTGCTCTGCAAAGCTTATTACTCCACGATACTTTACGCAATGATATTCAGGATTTTTTAGAACCTTTGAGAGTAACGAATCATAGTGGAGTATAGTCCCGATATATACAATATCTGTGTATGTGTCTCCTGCCTTACTTACCGCTTTATAGAACCAGCTTTCAAGCTTCTTTCGTTGCTCTGGTGTGTTGACATTCTCATCGTTTTCAATATCGTCCATTACAATAAGGTCTGGTCTCCAGTTTCTATGCCTTCTACCTCTTATCTTTTTGCCTGAGCCTATTGCTTCAACCTTAATATCTGTGCTTGTTAGTATTACTCCGGTCTTCCACACCTTGCCCTTAAGGTTTCCAAAGTCCTCCATTATGGTTTTATTTTCTTCTAGCTCAGTTTTGATGTCTGTAAGAAAACCTTCTGATTGCTCCGTGCTATCGGATAGAATCATTGGATAATGCTTGTACTCGTAAAGAACTGCATGCAGCGTGTCCTTAAATGTAAAGTTTGTACTCTTTGCGTGTCCACGTGGGGCTGCTATTGCTCTTCTGCATCCTTTGTCTCTGGATATTTCTTTGTTACTTGTGATAGGGTTTTTACCCTTCATTACTCCCAATGTCCAGATATCATCAAGTTTTTTGTGAAACTCAGGTGACTCTCTAACAAAGTAATGGGATAGATATGCCCTTCCAAAATATCCAAGGTCAATGGCTGCTAGTTTTTTTCTTATACCATTTGCACCAGTTAAAGGCATTCCCCTATTATATTCATCCAGTAGCTTAGTTCTTTCAGGGCTATTGTCTTTATGTAGATATTCAAGCATCAGTGTTCTTATTTCTTGAATATTGTTTAGATCCTCTTGATTACTTCCGACTAATTCTTTAAGTAAGCTCATATTTATTATCCTTAAGTTTTACATATCCTAAAGATTTTTAGCTCATGTACTTTTTCTTCAATCAGAGCATTAACATACTCGCCTATGTTTCCAAGTTCGTTTTCTAAGACTTCAATATATTGTGGCTTCATAGTCTCAAATATGGTGTCATATGCTTGGTCAGAGAGTGCTATAAGTTCTTCCCTGTCTACCTTGCCATCTTTAACAGCTTGTCTTAATGAGTCTGCTGTTGTTTGTTCTATCTTGGTTACAGTTTTAATGGCTATATCATGTAAGCTTCCAAAAGCATTTGTGACTAGCTCTCGCTGTCTTTCGTCGTTAAGCTTTTCAGTTTCTACTTCTACCTTTGCTTTTGCTTTTGATAAAAGCATTGTGGCAAATGCACCACCCAAACCTATTAATGCTACTACAACATTGAGCAATACACCTGTTATTATTTCCTGCATACTTATTCCTCCTCCAATCTAGTTCGTACCCTTTCTGCCAGCTCTACCATCCTTGCCAGTAACTCTGGTTCTTTCTGTAGCTCTTCAGCTAATTCTTTTTTAACTCGTGATACAGCTTCTTGATAACCTTTGTCAAATTCTAGTTTGAACTTTGCTTTAAAGACTGCACTTCTTTGCATTTGTACAATGAGTCTTCCTGCCTTATCCAATGGCATTTCATCAATTTCCTCTTGAGCTGTTGCCACCCTCTCAATTAGTAAATCCATAAGTAACGAGGATGCTACTTCACTTGCTTCAATGTCCCTGTTTTCTTTTACTACCTCAGCTAATGCTTTTATCTTTTCTGCCGATTCTTTAAATCTCTTAGCAGCTCCGCCTTGTCTCATTGCGTATCGTCCTACGGATGATTTAGAAATTTCATATCCCATTCCTGTTAATTCTTCAGCAATAGCAATATATGAACAATTAACATCCGCAAGCCTTTGATGTAGCACCTGTTTGATGTCCTCTGGAAATTCATCTACCCTAGATTTAATACGATTTCTTTCTCTTTCATTTCCCACATAATCAGCCCCTTAAAGGTCAATTCCATCATCTGTCTTAATAGAGTATGCCACCTTTTTACCCTCACCTGTAAGCTTCATTTCAATTTCGTCTTCGTCCATGTCAGAAAGCCTTACCTCTTGTCTTCCTTCTATATCTCGCACTTCGATATACCCTTGACTTTCAAAATAGTCTAGCGCCTCGTATATCTCTTCCTTATCATATTTATTTACTGTTAGGGCTGTTATAATTTCCCTGAATGTAAACCAGCGAGTTTTAAATAGGAGTATAATCATTCTCATAACTGTACCGTTTATAGTTTTAAATTCGCTTGCTGTCATTTGCCCTATTGCTTTTCTTTTCATCATGTTTGTATCGCTCATTATTGTCCTCCTCTCCTAAACATGTCCATCAGTATATCTTGTATTTTGTCTAGTCTTTTCATAATCTCACCATTAGTTTGTAGATAATCGTCTTTTCTAACATACTCTTTGCTGACTTCGTCCTTGTAATCATTAAGTGCATCTTTAGTTTCTTCCATCTTTTTGTGCGCGCTATCTACTTTTGTGTTTATTTGCGAAATCTTATCTTCGGTGTTCTTTTTAATATCTTTTAAGAAGTATGCTATAATCCCGACAACACAAGTGATTACTAACTGTACAATCCAAGCTACGGTCAAATCCTTGCCCCCTTTCGCAAAAAATAAAAAATCATGGTGTTTGTTCTTACACCATGATTTTATCAATATTTTATATAATTCTACTGCCACAAGCACATTTGCAAATCACTTTATCAAACCGCTTTCAAACATATCAACTTGATTTTCTTCTTTCTCACCTTTGATTATTTTTCTTATCCATATTTCAGTCAGTCCATATTTTAGCGATAGCTCTCTAAAATTATACCCATTATATTCTTGTTTGATTTTTCTATCTCTAATAATTCTCATTACATCATCAAGCTTTGGAATATATACATGCGCTCCTTGACACAGCTCTGCAAGAACTAATGCACTTTTTACTCCACACCTACTGGCTAATGACTGGTAGGGTTCAGGTAAGTCATTGGGGTCTATTTCACTTGCCCATTTTTCTATATCCACTATATTCACCACCTTACCATTTTCTCATGTATTTTGTCAACTGTTCAATTTTTCTAGCCTACCAATTACTGTGGCAAATTCTGCCCATGTGACCTGCTCATCAGGAGCATGGTCTACGCTTATAAGTCCTCTATCCTTTAGTTTTTGTACAGCAGCTTGTCCCCAATGAGGTGTATTGACTGGCTCTTGTTGTTTTGCTTCAAGTTTTAGAAATACTGCAATAGCATCTGCTATCGCTATGCTCTCAGCTTCTATGAAGCCTGCATTTTTAAGTAATGCTGCATCTTCTTTGTTGCTTATAAAGCCTCCTTCTGTAATTATTACTTGTGTAGCACTATTGTATACTCTACGGATTATGTAGTACCAATCCACTTTATTTAGGTTTAGTTTTGAAAATGCCCTCCTAATAGGCATTCCTAACTTTGCCAGCCTGTGAAGTATATCATAGGCTAATTCATCATCCGTTTTATCATAATGTGCATGTATTACCTCTGCACCCCTTGCATTTGGTATGTCAGCTGAATTGTGATGCACTGACACACACAAATCAGGGTCAAACTTTTTTATAATGGCTATTCTTTCATCATTGGTAAGAGATATGTCCTTATCTCTTGTAACTGCTACCTCAACATTATATTTTTGTGTTAGATAGTCTCTAATTTTTAATCCTACTGTTAAATTCAAATTCTTTTCAATTAGTCCATTCCCAGTTGCTCCGTTGTCATTTCCTCCATGTCCAATATCAATCATTATTTTCATATTGTACCTCCTAAAGATTTATTATAGGTTCAATCACCTTTTCTACCAATTCCATTGCATTGTATGTTGTTTTACCTTGTGCTTTTATCTCTTCTTCAAATTTTTTAACTTCTAAAGCAAGCTTTAATACTTTTAATACTCCAATTTCTTCTGGTGTTATATTTTCTTTATATTCCACACTAGGCAGCATATATGCAATGCCATGTAAAACATATCCTGCAAATGTATACTTTTCTTGCTTTTCATATTCCTCAAGTACTTCCTTTGCAAACTTGTATCTATTAAGCTTAGGCTTAATTGCAGGAATCAGACCATCTTCTCGTAATTTCTCACGAATCTCTTTTCTTATCTTTTTTTCTGCATTGGTTAACTTCTTGTATTTCTTAGCAGCCAAACGCTCACCCCTATCTGTTCATAATAAATTGGATTACATCAATTCTCTATTCTATATAACTCTTTATGTTTCACTAGTTTAATAGTCTTTTTATTTTTTATTAAGTATACATCTCTAGGACCAAATATTACTTCATCAACTGTAACAATATTAAATTGATCATTTTCTTTAAAAGTTACTTTCATATGTCCCTCCCATTCTTGGATTGCTCAACTATAGCTTCCTGTCTCGTTTATATGAATTGGGAAATCTCATACAAAACGCATCACAGGTATCTCCCTTATAGCAATTACTACACTCATT